GAACAAGCACAAAGAAGTAATGCTTTAAGAGGTAAAAGAAGGTAAGATAGAAGAAATGTTTTAATTCTGATAGCAAGTGGCTAATTATAAGGTCGATATTGGTGTAAAGGTTAAAGGAGAAGAACTTAAAAAATTTGGAGATCAACTAAAGGAAACACAAAAACAAGTAAATGGTGTTAATAGATTTCTTGATACTTTTAGAAAACAAAATATAAGATTAAATGAAAGCGTTTCTAATTTAAATTCACAATTAAGATTAGCAAAAACGACTTTTAATGATGCAACTTTTGGAACAAAACAAGCAACACAAGCAACAAAAGATTATCTTGAAGCTTTAACACTTTCAAATGCAGCTTTAGCAAAACAAAAAGCAGCAGTTGTTAGTTTACAAAATGCAAGAAAATCAGACGCATTTTTTCTTGCACAAGGAGCAAGGGCAGGAAGGCAAAATAGACTTGATGAAACTCAAAGTCAAGCGATAAGTGCTGCTATAGCAAGAGAAAATAATATTAGGATTCAAGCAGAACTTAAGAATCAAGAATTATTAAAAGAAGTACAAACAAGAGCACCAAGATTACCTGCATTTCAAGATAGAGGTTTAGAAAGATTAGAAGATGAATTTAAAAAGAAAAAAGAACTTAAAATTTTAGAAGAAAATGCTAATAAAGCTAGTCAAAGAAGATTAAATTTTCAAGAAAAACAAAATGCAGAACTCAATAGACAAAAAGAACTTGGTATTGGTATAAATAAAAATGAAAAACTAATTAATGCCTCTTTTGAAGATAGAGTAAAATTTGCAGAAAAAAGTGGAAAAATAAGAAGGCAAGCTTTAACCCGTGCTAATAATTTAGAAAATTTTGAAAAGAGAATTGCAGAAGAAAAAGAACTAAGTGCAGCTTTAGAAAATATGGAAAAACGAAGTGCTGCAAATTTAAAAGATCAAGTTAAATTACGAAAACAATCCAGAAAAATTGGTCAAGACAATGTAAAGCTAAAAATTAAAGAAGCACAGGCAACAAGAAAAGTTGCAGAAAATGAAGCGTTAGCAACTAGAACAGCAGCAAGAAGAAGGATAGGAAGTACAGCCAGCAGTGCAATTATTGGTGGTGCATTTCCTTTGTTATTTGGACAGACAGGTGCAGCAGCAGTTGGTGGTGGAATTGGTGGTCTTGCGGGTGGAGCGATAGGAGGACAATTTGGTTTTGCATTGTCAATTCTTGGTACAGCTTTGGGTTCTGCAATAGATAAATCTGATAAGTTTAATTTATCAGTTGCAAAATTAAATGGACAACTAAGAACTTTAGGTTTTGATTCTCAATTTACAGGAAATGAAATAAACAAATTAGCTAAATCTTTAAAAATAACTAAAGAAGAGGCACTTCAAGTTGCTAGTGAATTTAGTCGTTTTGGTAAGGAAAGAGGACAATTATTAGCTCAAACAATAGGTCAAGATACTGGTGGTTTATTTGCTATCGCAAATGTAAAAAATCAAGCAACAGCTTTACAAGCAATAGAAGCTATATCAAAAAATATTACTTTTGAAAAACAAGCTGAATTAATTGCATCCTTAAAAAATAATACAGCTACTCAAATACAATTAAAATTACAAGAAATATTATTAGAAGCAAAATTTGAAGAACAAAAATCTTTAATTGAGGAAATAGGATTAAGAGAAAGAATTTTTGACATTGTTAAAAAGACAGTATTAAAACTTTCAGAGGGGAGTCCAGATATGGCTGAATCTCCAGAAGAAAGAGTTGCAAGAGAACTTAAAGAATTAGAAGAAAGATTTGATAAATTAAGATTGATCTTTGATGGTGTTATAGGTTCTATTCAATCTGTTCAAACTGAAACAGATAATTTACAATTTTCAACTACAGGTGCAATTGAAAATATTGAAAAAGATTTAAAAAAATTACAAGATCCTATGTTTCAATTAATTGAAATATCAGGAGCGATAGGAAACTCTTTTGGAGAATCATTTAAAGGCATAGTAAAAGGAACTATGACAGCACAAGACGCTTTAAGAAATCTATTCCAAAGAACAGCAGATGCGTTTTTAGATATGGCAGCACAGATGATTGCAAAACAAATTCAAATGAAAATATTAGGAATAGGTTTAAATTTCTTTATGGGAGGAGGTCTTGCTCCATCAAGAGGTGCAACTACTGGAGGTACTGATAGATTTGGTAGAGATTTTGATGATCCCATGTTTGGTTTACCTCCTAATAGAGCAGAAGGTGGGCCAGTAAAACGAGGTGGAAGTTTTATTGTTGGAGAACGTGGGCCAGAATTGTTTAGTCCTGGAGTATCAGGTATGATTACACCCAATCATGCTCTTGGTGGTTCTACAAGTGTAGTCGTAAACGTAGATGCTTCTGGTTCTTCTGTTGAAGGTGATGAACAAGGTGGCAGAGAACTTGGTCTTGTATTGTCAGCAGCGATAGAATCTGAATTAATTAAACAAAAACGTCCTGGAGGTTTACTTGCATAATGGCTACCTTTCCCTCAATCACCCCTTCCTACGGACAACGAAAAAGATCACAACCTTTAACACGCACAGTTCGCTTCGCAGATGGTTTTGAACATAGAATATTATTCGGACTCGCTGCTCATCAAAATCCTAAAATATTTAATTTTACATTTAATGTTTCAGAGACAGAAGCAGACGTTATAGAGGGGTTTTTAGATAGCAGAGCTAATGATAGTGCCAGTTTTGATTTCACTCCACCAGGAGAGGGCTTTACAAAAACAGGAACTTATTCTCAGTCAGG